AAGATAATCCTCCAAGTGTTCTGCCATTATGTCCTCAATGGCATAAGCTACTTCATTGGTAATTGTTGGTGATTTGTCTCTGAGCATCTATTCTATCTCCCAGGCTTGTCTCGGCTGGCTTAAATCAATATCAAGCATGTAATCTACTACTGTATCGGCTATATTGTCAACATTGTGTTGGGTTATACGGATTGGTTCACGGGGAAGCATATTATCACGACCTTCTGCGTGTATGCCTCCTAAGTCGTGTCCTCCACTTACCAAATGATGCGAACCCCAAGTGAGTCTACGCGGTCGCTTTTCTACATGATGAATATCGAAGGGATAAGTCATAGATTCACGAAGACCACGCGTCAAAGTAAGAATTCCCTTTCCCGGATAATGCCTTTCCTTCCAAGCAGCATATCGCGGCGATAATTTCTCCCATTTGTCATGTTCTTCCGTTCGCCCTTCTTGAGCAAACAATTTCTGTTCTGCTTTATAGAGAATATCCAGCACCTTGTCCCACACAGGATACAATTCCTGCGACCGTCCCTGCACTGTCCGCAGGTACCGCCGCAAACCTACTTGTGCTATTGCATTTGCGTCTAGTATTGCTTGCATTACCAATGATCCTCGTGGAGAACTCCACCAATAACATTATCTCGTTTGAATACAGCCGCCGGTCTGTCGCCACCATCGTGAGGAATATGTTGCAATGGGTCAGCGGCGGGTTCGGCATCGTCAGGTGCTCCAAGAGTTTCCAGTGCTGCTATCAAATCTTCAGCCATCTGATCTAGATAAGTAGCCCACCACGCATTATCTTCGGTGCCCTCCGCAGATAGCGATTCGCGCAAGTAAGCTGCCGCTGTCCACATCCCACAAACCTTTTTGGCGATGGCAAAACTCTCTGGATCGTCAACTTCTACAAATGGTATGTCATACATCCGTCGCAAGCGACCGTCAAATCGCGTTTCCTGTACCTCACAAAGCGCTTGCAGTTTAGGTATATCAACATCGCCAATAGTTGTATTGTCAAGGTACTGGCGGGCATCTGCCCAATTGATATAATGTGTTGCCATTTACATTATTCCTTACTACCCTTAATGCCTTGGAAAGTACCCGTATTCGGTTCAGACAGAGCGAGGAGACCCTCCTTGATCAACCTGCGATTCTGAATTGTACCTAGTTCCTCATTCAAATTCCATATCTTCTTCCCCTTAGCCTTGCTTACCATTTTTTGCAACGTCACACAAGCATCAGCACGAACTTGTGCAAGATAAGCACCGCCCACTCCCCTCGTGTCACAATCTCGGCCAATATCCCGTGCATTCTCTGCTTCAACTTCCAACCACTTGACTGCCTCTTCCTGTGTAAACTGTTGTAAATCCGTAAAGGCAATCATATTTTCCTTAGGCTCTGGATTCTTCTCTTCTTCTGTAGCCTTCAATGTCGTTATTCCTTGAGCAGCCGTTTCCATTTCTCTTTTCCTCCTTATGTTATGGCTACGAATACGGCAGTTAGCGTTGTAGCATCGCCTGTGCTAAAAGCACCCAGACGGATATACGGAGCAGGGATTGAAATACCAATAGGGGACGACTGCCCAGTAGCAACCAACGCTGCATTAAGTGCTAACACCCACTTATCGCCAAGAGCTGCGGTAGCATGAATCAGAACGGGGAACCAAGTTACACCATCGTGACTAATCTGCAAAGTCAGCGTTATAAAACTACCAGGAGCACCTATTGTAAAATCTACAAGAACGGTGCCCCATTCCCACGCCCCAATATTTGTAGGCCCTTGCGTAGAAGCAATAGGAAAATACTGAGCTGCCCCCACTGCAACTGCCTGATCCTCACAGAAATAATGGGTTATAACTCCTTCCATCAGAACTCGCCTCTCTGTTCAGATTAGACGTAGAAGGTAGCTGGATTGACGTAGTTCGCTCCACCAAGATAAAGAGCTACGCCAGCACCCTGAGCTGTAATTGTTGCGCTAGTCCGACGAACAGCCTCTTCTATAAAGAGGTACTTAACCATCAAACTCTCGTCACCAGCGGCAACATCAAACAGCATCAAGTCTTTCACGTTCCGATTCCCATTATCTCCACCTTCGGGTATGCGCCAATCCATCGGCTTAACATCCAGAGAAACCATCAAGATATAGTCCTCTGGAATCCAGTCTTCAGCATAGACGGGTACACCAGCAGCCATAAACGGTGCCCCAAAGCCTAATTCCTGAAGTCTAGCCATAACTGGTGTAGCCATCGGACCTGCCCCAACTGCGGCGGCCCACTCGGTGTTGTTTATAATGTTGGTCGCCTGTGTGGTATGCGTAAAAGCAGTCACGTTTTGGGTATAACCATGCTCAGTGATGTGCTGCTTCATTGCCGTGAAATGCGCCAGCAAGGGCACACCAGCAACATTAGCTGCAAGGTAATGAGTGTGTGCGGCAGCAAAGCGGTTCATCTTGAAGTACGGAGGCATAATCGTCCCATTGTACCACCCGCCTGCCGTATTCCACAAAGACCGTCTAATCACAACTTCCTGAAGCAGACGATCATCAGAATCGATGATTTCGGCATTAGCTTCCCGCACCTCATCAGAACTAATACCATCCTCATAGGCTTGAGCGGTTATGCCAGTGCCAATAACCCAACGTCGAGGAGCCTCCAGGTCAATGTCATGCCGTCCCACATGCTGGTAATCAGGCTGAGTAGTATCCTCGCCCGACTCTTGGAACCTCATGCTCCGCGTTCGTATCGTTGCTGTACGCTTCGTTGTGGCTGCTCGACAAAACAATGTCTTAAAGTTTCTATCCATCTCATTGTGTCGCTCTACCGAATCCCGAAACTCGTTATACAGGAGAAGCAGAGGGACATCATCGGTTGTCAATGCGCCTGGAGTGCCTGGCATATTAGCCACCTCCGTTAAGGATTACTGATATACACTATGTGCTAGAACTTGAACTGCTTGAACTCGTCGAGCTACTACTAGAACTACTCAATGACGAACTTGAACTGCTGCTACTTTGCTGTGTGTCAGCTGCAATCTGATCAAGGCAAATTGTGAACTTGTTGCAAGGTGAAAGACCTTGTATATTCGCCATTTCAAGTTCAGGAACAGCGATGCCTACAATCTGTGTCGTGTCTCCCGTAGTTGGCGAGATTGTCCCTGGCAAGTTTCCAAGATACACAGGTGCTCCGGGGAAAAGATCAACAGTAGTACGCATGATCTTCCCAATAAACTTAATCGAGACTATTTCACCCTCAGCACAAGCAGTCTCCGCAAAGCCCACACAGCCCATTTCCTCAATACCAGCACCTGCACAAGCGCGTCTTGCCAACCCATTCGGGGCAGAAATAGAAACCGCATCGCAAACAGCTATATCCTCACCTGCCGTTGCCTGAAAACATCTGTCATCCCCAAGATATTTAGACATAATCAACACACTCCTTTACAAAGTTAAAGCACCACCGAATGAGATTCAATCTGCAAAAGCCATTCAGTTGAACTAATAGCTACTCCAACTACTTGAAGCAAATCACCTGTAACTGCTGGAGCTGTCTGGGTTATAGCACCATCGGCTGTCGCAAGATATATCCAAGCACCGCGAGTAAGCCCTACCGCTCCTGCTACCTTCCCCTCACGCTTTACCTCAAGTATATCCCCAATGACTTTTATTGTTTCAGATACACCAATAGCCGGACCATCTTGATCAGCACCAACACCAGCATTTGCTTTATATGCAAGGCCATCAGCGGCATGAATCGAAACTAAGTCACATGCAATTACAGCCTCTCCCACTTTGGGCTGACAAGCATCATCTATATTGGCGTATTTCTGTGCCATTGCTTAACCAATTCTAGCTTCTATAATTTGGGTATATGCTTGTTCGAAACCAATCTTATCTGTCGCTGCAACCTTCTTCACTTCTTTCTTGGTCTCCTCAGTAATCTGCTTCTGCTCTAGCCACTGTTCATCGCTCTGCTCACCAGTCGCCGTAGTAGCACTAATTGCTCCAAACTCGCCCATCATCACCGTATCCATACTGCCACCATGCTCTTCCATATGAGCTTGAATAGCTTTGATGGATTCCCCACCAGGGGAAATTTGGGCAGCAACTAGCAAACCAACCGCAGCAGGAGAATAACGCTTATTGTCACCGAGATCCGTTGCAGCAATCTCCTCATGCAACTTGGTTTCCTTGTTTTCCTGTTCTAGAACATCCACGCGCTCAGTCAGTTTCTGAGTAGTCGCAAGCGCCTTGTCTTTGGCTTCCTGTTCTTGCACAACCGACAACTCCAGTTCTCCTACCTTCGCCTGAGCATCAGCAAGTTGCTTCTCCAAAGATTCCTCTTCACCATTATCTTCATCGTCACCACTGTCTCCATCTTCACTATTCTCAGCAAAGCCCGCAGTAAGAGCTACCCATTGCTCTTCTGTCTCAACACCCTCCGTTATCTTCGTCCAATCATCATCAGTGACTTCGCCTTTTAGCTCAACATACTTCACTCGCGCTTCCTGACTATTCATAATTAAGCCTCCTGCTTGTGTGTTAGTAGTATCTCTGTCGCTTCTCGTCTTGTAATTATACTCAGAAGCAGCAATCTGAAGTTCAGGTTGCTGCCTAAAAAACGGCCGAGTACAAAGAGCGCCCGCTTGCAATATGCTAGTCTTAGCATAAGGATTTTCGCCAATATAGAAAGACGCCGAGAGATATTTGTAACGACCATCATCTATTGCTGCAACACCATCTTGTGTCCATTTGATTCCAGCCCAAAGAGCATCATCGCGTATTTCTAATTTTTCAACCCAGCCAAATGCTCCTCCGCCTCGCACATCGTGAACTCCATCTTCGTCAATCGGTACACCTGCTTGCAAAGGTATACCTGCCTCAAAGTTAGAAACCATTTCCTGCAAGTCGGAAAGTTTAACCTCAAACTCCCCATATGACAAATGATCCCAATAACCCACATAAATCACAGGATGCCATACAAGCTCTTGGGCCTCAACCTCTTCGGCAGAAGGTGTAACAGCAAGCATAATCGCTTGTGCGGGACCTTCGTTTATATATACAAGACTGGTTGCTGATGGCATCTATAACATCCCCTAACAACAAAACGGGAAGGCTAACTGTAACCTTCCCGTAAGACTACTCCCGAATGAATTAGGTGAGCGCTCACCATTTGCGCCGCAGCCGGGAACTGATTTGTCGCTACGCGATCAACGTAGCCAAGGCGCTTTTTCGGTTGTCTGAACTATTATAACATCAACTCGCAAGTTTGTCAAGGCTTTTTCAAGATTTCTTTCTAAGTTTACCCAACTGATAGACCAAATACAATATCAACCACGAACAAATCCACCCCACAATAAATCCTTGCCACCGATCTGAAATGAAGAACCACATCATTTGGCCTCCTCTTCTACTGGCATCTTTGGTAGTCGTTCTTCTATTGATTGCCCTTCCTGTAATTCTGGTAAGCCAAGTTCCTCTCGTGCATATCCCTCTACATCCTTTGGCAAAGGAACATTGGGATCAAATAACTTGTTAAGAGCCTGAGCAAATGCGAACGCATCACGTGTTCCTATAGGGCCATGAACCAGACGAGGATTTTTCACCTTTTCGTTAGTATTGTAACGCACTAGTTGGTCAATAGCATAACGATTGAAAAAAGAGGTAAACCAATCTGCGGTTGCTTCAAGCGTCATAAGAAAGAAAGTGGTACTATCACGGCTGAGTGCCCAAGCACCTGAATCGCCACCTTGAGCAAGGCCTACAAACTGACCAAGAACGGTCTGGAGCATAGACTGATGTTGCCGTTCAATATGCGACTCAAACGGTACATCAGCGGGTCCCGGCTCCAACATCTCTATTGTCCAACCCTCTGGTGTAACTAGTGAGGCATCAGACGCCGAACGCAAGTTCTTCAGTATAGCGATTATGTCGTTGCGCTGACTTTCTTCATATCCTTCAGGAGGCCCTGTAGCAACCCAGATTCCGCAAGCCTGCCGCTCAATTCTAATAGCTGCAAACTCCTCCATGAATTGCTTATACATCCAAGGCTTATATGCTTGCCGAAGAACACCAAGACCCTCGGGATTTCCTGACCCCTTACGCCACGTCCAGACGATCAACTTTTTGATGGGAATTTCTTTGGTAACAAAGGCTCCTTCTTGAGGATTGATGCCACGCTGAACAATGCCTGCCAATCCACCAGTAGAATCAAACTTCCAGCTATGCACAGTAGCTCGATCCCGTTCAGCAAATTTGCGCCATCCGAGGAAGCCACCATCTTTTTGCTCAAAGACTTTCTCGTGAATACCAAAGCCATAAAGTTCTGCCAACAAAGCTTCGCGAAGAAGATCATCGAAGGAGTGACTCAAGCCACTAAACAAATTCTCCTCGATGCGAGCAGAAAGTTCCTTATCATCACCATACTCAATACGCCACTTTGCATGACGCACTGGCAATGAAATAATCGCCTCCATTGCTGCTATCGCTGATTCTGATCGCCGCATCTCCTCAAAGGCGACCATGCGAGTATTAAGCGTTTGGAGACGGCGACTATACTCTTGATAAATGTGACCCTGGCGAGCATCTAGACCAGTAACACCAACCTCGCCTAGCAAAGCTCTTGTATCATCTTCAGCCACATTTGACGCAGCCATAATGGGAGGAATGTCACCAGGAGTATCAACCACACGCCCATCTGGAAAAACCAAAAAGCCGCTGTGAAGCAGCTTGGTCTCCTTCTCTTCGCCGCGATTCTGACCCCTAACATGATTACGCCACCAACGATTTAACCGATAGCGTGCTTGACTAGCCATTATGTTCACCTATTTAAGTTAACTGCAATTGCTGCTCGGCTTATTTCATTTTTTCGCCAAAAACTGCAATTGGTCAGGATGGAAGGGCTTGAACCTTCGACCTCAGGCTCCCAAGGCCCGCGCTCTACCAAACTGAGCTACATCCTGGTTTTTTGGTAGCGGGAGCAGGATTTGAACCTGCGATCTCCTGAGTATGAGTCAGGCGGGTTAGCCACTACCCTATCCCGCACCTATTACCGCTTTCCATTTGACCCTCTGCCCATCTTTCGCGTTGGCGTACAACCACCACGTCCCCGATTTTTCCGTGTCCCGCCACCCGATCCATCTCTCTTAGGTACACCTTTCTTAGTCATTAGCTTACTCCTTTCATCTATACAGTCAAGCACTCAGGCTCATAACCTCACCATTTAGTTCCCAGCAATTTCTTCAACTTATCAGAAGAAGGTATTCCTCCTACTAACTTCTCTCCATCATCATACCCTTTTCTAATCCGTTTTGTCAAGGCCAAGTTTGCTAACATCAACGAATCCAAAAAGTCCACGTTCTTTCCACGCTTCTTTTCACCCACACCTGTACGTGCTGTTTTTAGAGCTTCCCGCAATTTGGGAAACTCATCCAAGTGAACAATAAGAAGGCCACTCTCCAAATTAGCTATCAACCAGCTCAGCATTTCATCGCGAGGAACATTGCGCCATTGCAATCCCTCGACAAGATCTGTGCGTTCGGTTGCTCGATGCCCTGCCGTAAAGTTTATTGCTGTTTTCTTTCGGGCTTTCACTAATGCAGGTATTGCAGCATCATTAGTACCATCAATAAATAATGAACCAGACCACCTTTTGTCAAACACCTCAATAGATTCTACCTTCTCCTCGGTACCCTGGCGAGGATAACTACGCTGAAAAACAACCTGAGGAGGTCTTGTGCGAAGATCAATAACAGTATACACAGTAGAGTCTCTGCCTCGGCCAGCAATGTCTACTCCTTTGCTGTAACGATGAATATCAATAGGCTTATGACCCAAAAAGTTTACATCAGCGGCAAACTCATCTATTATGCGTACATCAATTGCTTGCTCCCCGCTCTTTATCCGCTTTAGTTCATGTTCTTCTTCCCACTCTGCAATTCTTCCTGAGAACTTTTGCTGAGACCGCTTTTTCCAAGCTTCACCCTTATCATCACCCAAACGATCAGGATGTGCCCGCCAGTCAATAGGCAAATGAATAAGTCCTAACTCTTCGTGATTATCAACACACTCACTAAAAAAATCACCGTCGCCGTTATAGGTACTCACCAAAAATATAGGAGCATGTACCATATCGGCGAGGGTACGAGACATTGACCGCCAAACACCCTCAGCATACGGCATATAAGCAACTTCCTCCATTAGAGCCGCATTGCCGTCGAAGCTGCGGCCCGCTGTCTCATTGGAAGGATGGGCACGAATATAGTTATGAGCAAGAGTGGTGTAGTAGCGAATCTCCTTGTTTTTGACCTTGGGATCAATGCCATCAAGGTTCTTTCGTTGCACCTCAGACAATTCTGCTGTGCCAAGGGCGATTTTAGCAATCTTCAAAAGCCGCTCTATGGCAACTTCCTCTGTGTTAGCAATAAAATGACAATGTTGAGGTATCCCCGTCGCCTTAGCTCGATAGAGAAGCTGATGGGCAAATCCCATCACCACCGCCGTTGAAGCTCCGATCTGGCTGGACTTATCAATGACATACGCATCTCCCGCTGCAACACCTCGCATAATCGTCTTCTGAAACTCAAACGGCACAAATGGGATTAAGCCATGCACCTTGCTTTCGATATAAGGCTTCGCTACCTCACACCAAGCAACAGGATCGAGGATTACATCATCCTCGGTATACCGACCTTGCCTAGTTTCGGAGAATGCTGTATCGGTAGTCATAGTTAGCATCAAACATTCGCTGTACCGTCTATACGCCACTGGCGTACTACATCATCGTCACTATGATGCGTTGACACTTCCAGTATCTGGACAGGCACTTCAGACAAGCCAATAAGCAAATGCGGAGTCTTCGGCGGTATACGCACAAAAACCCCAGGTAAAAGATTCACGATGTTCGCATGGTGCGGAGTGTTACCCAACAAGAGTATTGCTTCCCCCAAAAGACACAGGAATGTCTCATCCTTGAACTCATGTCCGTGGTAACTACCACCACAATACTGATTCAGCGTGAGGACCTTAGCACAATACAACTCTGTGTTCACCAGCCAATCCTCTTGCCCCCACGACTTCTCAACAGTCTTAAAAGCTGCTACAGTGAATACACTACTAACAATTCGTGCAACAGCCTGAGTTGATGAAGTAATGTGACCTGGCTTTGTTATCACACACATTTTGATTCTCCTATTAGATACTATCTAATAACTATCTAATTAATGGTGGAGGCGTCGGGTACTGCCCCCGAGTCCCGCATAGTCCGCTTTGGGTTTCCATGCGATCGAAACTTTTCTCGCCCCCACTTGGCTATTTGTATGCTAGTGCTCGTGGCAAAGACACATAAAGACTGGCATACTCAATGGCTTTCTCCACAGCATCAACCAACAACAGCCCTTTGGCCAACGAGCCAGCTATGCTCGCAGCAAAAGCATCACCTGCACCAACTATCTGAACTACATCAATACCTGGAACCGGTATGACATTTGCCGACTTGCCATCAGCGTGAGTGATTACGACGCTTTCGCCGCCCTGGGTTGTAACAACCGCCTCGGTATCTAGCTCAAGCAATTCAGCTTCTCTGACATTAGGTGTCGCGACCGTGGCCCCATTCCAGATATGACTATAGCTACCTCCCTTGGGGTCAACCACAGTTGGGATACCCAGTTTGATAATCTGCTGAACGGCTTCCTCCGCGTGCAAGCCGAATACCCCTTTGCCATAATCGCTAAACACCACACAATCAGGAGGCGTCTCAAGTACGGTTCTCAAGCATTTCTCAACCGCCCACCTCTCCTCACGTGGATTCTCACAGTCAAAGCGAAACATCTTATCGCCATCATAGAATCGCATTTTAGTGGTTGTAGCGGTGAGCAAATTCTTGAGATCCGCTCTTATGCCATACAATGTATCGTCTAGTTCACATGCTGCTCCGCCATGACCAGTCAAACCAAACAAACTTACCTCATGGCCCATCTCTCTCAAGAGGACGGCTACATTAGCTGCACCGCCAGGAAAGTAATCCCAACATTTGCCAGTTGAGCACAAAGCAGCACCTTCATAGTTATCGCGAGGACTAACCTGCAATTGCATATCCAGTATTACATCACCGACAACAAAAATCTTCATACAAACCTCCGCTCGTTTTGTGCCCAAGATAGTAAGACATTAGCAAAGCTCTTTCCTGCTGTTGCTTCTACTGGCTGCAATAGATAAATCGGTTTGTGTAATGCCCATGCCATACCCATATCAAACAAGGACCCTGTGCTATTTGGATTATACCAGATAGCAATAAGGTCAGCTGCTTCTATGGCTCTGAGGTTCTGATCACAAATTTTATTTCCAACAGGATCATCTTGTCTTGTATCTCGCAAAGGCCAATGCACAACAAATCCATTACCCTCAAGACGTTCCACCGCTTGCTGAATTTGGTTCTGTTCATCTTGAGTAACATTACGCACCGGACAAACCACAAAAGCCTTCATTTCATCTTGGCTCCCACAATAACAGGATTGGCCCATTCGCGCTGAAACCGCCGCCAGCTCTTCTGGTAAGCACCGGTACGATCCCTGTAAAGCATAGCAAATGGCATGAACCCAAGTTGCATGACTATCTGCAATCGTTCTTCTGCCTTTGACATAAGATCGCCAGGGTAGCCAATAAGCACATAGCAGCGAGCCTTGTGACCGCGCATTAGTCCTGCGTCGGCAAGTAGCTGTGCTGCCAGTCTGAGTGGCGGCAGGTCGGCGCGCTCATCGTAAGCGAGGAACATCTGCCCCAGATTTAGGCTGAGTAATAGGTCTATATGCCAAGGCTTCAAATGGGCGGCCTCTAATCCTCCGTCAAAGTGGATCGCGTGAGTTTGCTGCTTTAGCATTGCAAATACCGCCCGGATATGCTCCTCGGAACAGGCCAACAAATTATCATCCTGCACATTCCAGCCGCCGACAATGGGCAATTCCTCGAATTGCGGCGAGCGATGTTTAACCTCGCAGAACCAACAGTCATTTGGGCAACCCCTACTGGTAATTACATATCCTTCTCGCAAATATTGGCCGGGGACAAATGGGCCACTTGCTGAATAAGCAGGCCCGCCAACTTTAACATCCTCATAGTAGCTCCTCCAACATTCCCCCAATCGTTCGCCTTCGTCTTTGTCCCAATCAAAAACCACTGAAACATGAACTCGATCCGCTTCGGGCTGAAAGGCAGGTAATGGCGGCTCGCCTACAAATGCCATATCATCTCGTGGAGTAGCATTTGTGCGCCTTGGAAACACACGAACTATATAAGCTTCATTATTCATCAAATAAGCATCTTCCACAAATACCACATAAAAGCCCCGCCCGCGCAGAAGCCGGCCAGGAAAACCCAGCCGACCCTGCGCGTCCCATTACGAATCCAGCGCATGACCAACTGCTTCATCAGAACTCCACCTCAAACGTCTTGCCGATAGCAACAACTATCTCAATATCTTTCGATCCCCAGTCATAAGCTCCACCACCACAGATATAGTTGATAGGCAATTCCTGACCTCCCACTACGATGCTAACAGGAAGCTGCGCACCTACCCCACCAATTATTGCCT